TGGGGCTACTGTTCTATCGTTGAAAACTAAATTACCGTTCTTACCGATAAATAGGGAACCTGGCTCCGAGGTTTCAACTAATTGCAGATAAGCAAGAACATTAGTATCTGGTTCGATTACATCTGCGCCGAGAGTTTGACCGCCGGCGTCAATGTTTCTTGCGGTATCCGGCCAGTTCACATCTGGACTATCAAGAATTGCGCTTACTCGTGCGCCAGAAGTTTGAACTGTTGCAGTAGAGCTTGTTAGTGTCTGATTTGCCAGCGTTCTAAAACCATCGGAGCAAGATACTGAGGCTAGGTTGTCACCATTAGGTGAGTAGTCCAAGTTCCAGTCATCTGCTGATCCAAAGTATTGAACTACTGTTCCAGAGGTGATGCGGATATCGCGCCTCGGAATAATCTGCCCATAATAAGGGCTTGCGGTATAAGTCGGGTCAAAGAATCGCTTGTTGTTGTCAAGAACTACTGTGGCTTGACCAGATGAATAGCGCTCTAGTTGTCGCGACTTCCCTCGGCGAATAGTGAAGCCTTTTACCTTATCTGTTACATCAAAGAAGATAGTTCCGCCTAAAACATAAGTTGTGTTATCCAGAACACCTGCAACTGGGTCATCGAGTCGAAAGTAAGGCCCGACATTGTTATCAGTTAGGTCGAAACCTATCTCTATCTTTTGCGCTGGTTTTGCCATTATGCGCTCGCAAAGACTGGGCCAGAGCTTCGCTCAAACTTTTTGATTTCATCGACAATAAGTTGTCCGACTCTTGTTCCATCAGTTCCAAAACCTGCATTGACAGTTATGCTGATGTTTCTGCCACCGCCAAATGAACCTAAGCGATCTAGTGGGATAACCGCTTCTGGCTTTCCTGCTTCCGCAAGGTTGGCAATCACGCCACCAGGTCTAGGCATTACGATTCCACCCTGAGCGAGTTTAGGAATGTTTATTTTTTTGACTGTCGGCACTTTGATGTTTATAGCACCGCCTGTTGCTGAGGCGATTAGGCTAAGAGCTTGATTTGCTAAAGAAATTACGCCATTTAAGCCTGAGATTGCACTATTTACAAATCCCTCAAAACTTCCAATCCAACCATTTATGTAGCCAATAATTCCTTGACCGATTGCTTCAAAGACGGAATTGAAAAAGTTGCTTAGTTCTGTTAGGCCGTTTCTGACACCTAATACAGCGCCAACCCAAGCCTTGACAAGAAACTCAAAGACTGTTTTTACTGTTGTCTGAATGCTTGTGAAGACAGTCGTAAAGAATGCGCCTATCTGTGCAAGGCCTTCCATAAAGCCTTTGGTGACCGAAGTCCAGCCACCTGCAAGTTGAACTAGCCAGTTTACTAGCAAGACAATTCCAACAATCAAAGCTGCAACACCAGCAATTATCAGAGAGATTGGGTTGGCATACATCGCCACATTCACAGCGATAATTGCTGCAGCCATAGTTGCAAAAACCACACCAAGAGTTACCACAACACCTGTGTTATCTTGCATAAAAGTAATAAGCGACATAACAACAGGAACAAGTGCCTCAAAGACTGGCAATAAGGCAGTTCCAATTTTCTCTGACAACTCACCAAAGGCTGCATTCATCTTTGCCGAACTGGTGGCTGTCGCTTCAGCAGTTCCACCAACCTGAGTTTCGATAGCACTCAAGACAAGGTTCTGAGCCTCAAGAAGTTTGCCTGACTCGACAAGAGTCTTGATTTTCTCTTTTTCTTCTTTGGTGAAAGTCACACCGGCTCTAGCAAGAGCTGTGATTCCCTTGATTGGGTCTTGCAAAGCCTTGCCAAGTTGTGTTGCGTTAGTTTCAGCAGAGCCAAAACCGGCAGCCGCCAAGTCAATCGCTGCAAGAGTTGCACGATCCATTGCGCCACCGACTGTGTCAGCGGTTTGCGCTAAGTTTTTGAAAGTTAGAAGTTTTGCCTGAGTTGCTTTGATTTGTTCATCATCAATAGCGGTGGCTTTCATTGTCTGTTCGGCAAAAGCAGCAAGCCTGGCAGTTACCTTATTTGTTTCTGCCCCAAAAATGCCCATAGACTCGGCAATCTTCTGCAAGCGGTTATCTGCAACCTGTGCGGCCTCCGCTGCTTGAATTGCTTGTGTTGCACCATAAGCCAAAGCACCAAAGCCGATGGTGGCTGCTGGGCCTAAAGCTCGAGCGGTAGCCTGAATCTTTTGCATCGGAGTTTCAAGGCGTGAAAGTTCTTTTTCTAATCTCTGGAAGCCAGCGTTTTTGAAACTGGAGAGAATATTGATTGTTATAGCCATTTATAGACCTTTGCCTATCAGTAGAAGGTTTGACTCAAATTCTGCGGCATAAGAATCCACTAGGTAGCCAATCGTGGAGGCAACCTGTGGAACGGCGTTCTCGGCTACTGGGTAGATGTAGCGTGATGGTGATCTGCCTAAAGCCTTTATCATTTCATCGCCCTGAGTTGTGATTCTGTGCGAGCGAGTTGTGCCTTTCCAGGCATAGTTGTAAGTCTGGCTTCTGCGAGTTTTACCGCCACCGCGCCCAGCCATGTCAGCAATGTTAGGGCCAACACCTAAGAAGGCGATAGATACCAAAGGGTTGGCGGTGTATTGATTTGGCTCTGAGGTGGTGACCTTGACTTTAGAAGTTGTCTGCCCCCAAGCGGTGCGACCATTGTGCCTAAAACCGCTGATAGGTGCGGTCATAGGCATATCCATAATCACGCGGTCTGCAAGACCTTCAGCGGTGCTTTTGATGCCAGCTCTAATGCGAAAGAAAAGAGCTTTATCTACTTTGCGAACTTCAAGCAAGGTTTCGCGCAAGCCAAGAACTTCAATGCGAGTTTCCATTATGACTTACCTTTCATCGCTTGAGCCTTACCTCTAAGATACATTGACATTGTGAATAGCATTCGATCCGACTCTTGTAGGAGAGCCGATGGAGCGATACCGGTTTCACACGCTAGATAGGCGATGAAATAGTGTTGGCTAGTTTCGCCTAGCCCTCTAATTTTGGGTCGGTATCATCATCTCCAGCAATTATCTCGATGGTGTCGCACCAGTCCTCAAATGACTTTTCAGTTTTCTTTGTCCTGCGTAGTGCGTTCCATACCAAGAAAGCCAACCAGCTAAAGCGCTGATCGTTCTTTAGATTGGTGATACTCATTTCAAACTTGTTCTCGAATGCAATGAAGTCTGGTGCGCCACAGATTACTTTTTCTGTCGCGCCACCAGCGTAGGTAACTTCAAATCCTAAGCGCATGGTTTATGCAGTCGCTCGGGTTAGTGCGCCATTTAGCGGCCAGGTAACTGACAGCGTAGCCAAATCGCCTACTGTCGAAGCAAATGGAGAATATTGGGTAATCAAGAATTGACCACTAAAGCTCGGGTTGCTGGCTGAAACTGTTGCTGAGGTTGGCGATACAACAACTGTTCCGTTAGTGCCTAGCAATGGCCACAAAAGATTATCAATTGCGCCAACTCCAAAGTCCTGGTGGAACTCAAGAGTTATTGAACCTGACTTTAGTCCGGCGATGCGTGAGCGCCATTCTGAACCAAAAGAGGTGGTGTCCTGCTCTTCAATTTCGATTGGCAATTCAACCGAAGCCAATGATGTGCTTAGGTTTGTGCCATTTATTGTAATTTTGTAATCTGTTGCCACAAACTTGGCCACGATGATCTCCTATTAGTCTGCGAAAACATCTACTGCGAACTCTGCCGCTAAGTAAGTGCCTTCATTGAGTTGGATTGGTGTGTAATTTCTCATTTCAGTCACTCTTAGGTCGTAGCAATTTCCATCAAGTGTCTTATCTGATTCTACCGCAAGTTTGATACTTGATGCGCCTGTCGTTGAGCAGTAAGCATCTAGGTTTCTCTGTGCGGTCTTTTCTGCCACTCGACCAACAATAACCACCACAACAAATTGGTATCTTGTCAGACCGCGAGCAAAACTTTGATCGTATTGAATCGAGCCAGGTCGAACAATAGCGATGGGTGGGTTAGGATTATCCGGCATTTCGCCCGAGGTTCTAAGACCTGAAATTGTTGAAAGGTTTTCAGCTAACTTGGTTCGTATCGTTGTTATTGAAGCCATTAGGCAAACTTTACAATCTTGTAGGCATCTACTAACTGGGCAACATCAGGATCAAGTCTGTTCGATACCCTCATCACTCCGAGGTCACCAAATCCAGCGATTCCTAGAGGTGAGTCTAGGCGCTTGTAAATTCTGCTGGCCTGAATGATACAGGCTTGCTTGATTGAGATTGGCAGGCTTGAGAAACCCCAAGTCGCTGTGACCTTTACTAAGGCTTCGCCACCCCAAATAGGGAAGGTGTAGTCACCTACTGCTCTAATGGCGTTGTAAGGCACTACAAGGCCGTCTACACGCCCATTTAGAGGTTCTAGTTGGTAGTCATCCGCTTGCCAAATAATGTCATAGTTTCCATCGGCAGAAGTATCGGTTGCAATCTGAGTAATGGTGATTGCATCGTCAATG